GTAACTGTTCCGTTAAGACGCATGAGGCGTGACCAATGCCAATACAAATATAAAAATGCAAGCACATGCCAGTATGTTGGGGCAGAAGCTACTTGCAGGCATACAAAGGATGCTTGCGCTTCTAGAAACAATGTTATTAATTTTGGGGGGTTCCCTGGGATTGGTACTAAAAAAGTGAGGTTTTAATGAGAATTATTGATACAGTTAAATATCTTGGTATTCCATACAAACACGGTGGCGATGACAAAGATGTTGGTGTAAATTGTTACGGGCTTGCAAAGTTATTTTACAGACAAGAATTTAATATTGAGCTTTACGATTACAGATATGATGAAAATTGGGATAAGCAAGGGTTTAATTATATTCAAGATAAATATCGCAAACAATGGCAGAGAATTGAAAAGCCAGAACCATATTGTGGAGTTGGATTCAGGTTGCCAGGCCATTCTATTGAACATCATCTTGGAATCGTATTGCATGATTTAAACAATTTTTTGCATAGCCCTTTAAACCACGAATCTCGTATTGAAAGCCTGCACCACGAAACATGGGCAAAGGCTATAACAGGATATTATAGACACAATGACATCTAAAGTTACTATATATAAATCGCTTTTAACGGATGAAGTTCTCTTAGAAACATCTACTTCTGCGAAAACTATTAGCAAAGTTTTGTTCTCTATAAAAGAATTGCAGGGCGAATATGTTATTGTTTTTGTAAATGACATAATGGTTTTGCCAAACGATTGGTATATCTATAAGTTAGAACAATTTGATGATATCCGTGTAATCCCAGACCCAAATAAAGGGGCTGTCGGTATTGTTTCTGCTGCTGTTACGTTTGTTGCTGCCACTATATTAACGATGAACCCTGTGTTTGGGCTTAAAATGGCTGCGATAGCATACTCTCTTGGTAGCATGGCTGACCAACTGTTATTCCCTCCTACTATGCCTACGCTACCTGGTCTTGGAGACAGTTCCAGCGCAGACCCTTCTTATGGATGGGATGGAGCAAGGATTGTTACTCAACCTGACGGCCCTGTATCTGTTCTGTACGGGGAGTATTTAATCTCCGGCACTTTGATAATGCAGTACAGCAGTTCTGACGGTGACAAAAACTATCTGCATTTGCTTTTAAATCTCGGAGAAGGCGAAATTGAAGGTATAATGAAATCCGATGAATCAGGTGTTTGCACTTCCACATCTGACACCCCTTATATCGAAATAAATGGGCAGGCTTATACAAGCTATACCGGATGCACATGGGATTACAGGCTCGGAACTTATAACCAGACTGTAATAGATGGTTTCCACAACACCAATACACTTTATGCTGATGGGAGGAAAATAGTAAAGGGCACGCCAGTAACGTACACAACCACTGGTATAGGCATAGAAGGGTTTGAAGCGCAGTTAACTTGTCCGACACTATTTGCACAAGACGACCAAGGGAATATAAACGCAAACAGCGTTACTTATAAGCTTGAATACCAAGTTGTTGGAGCAGGAAGCTGGGCTGATGGTGGCACTCACACGATTACGAATACATCTAAAACCACTACTTATGAGTACCGAACAATCTCAAATTTAACTGCCGGACAATACAATATAAAAATAACTCGTACTACCCCTGAATATACATCTTTTAAAAAGGGTGGAGCGTTATATTTATCAGGCGTTAACGAAACTGTTTATGAAAATATTGCTTACAGAAATAGTGCATTATTAGCTTTAAAAATTCAGGCAACAGACCAGCTATCAGGTTCAATCCCAAATATAACAGTGCTTACTCGTGGTAAAAAAGTATTGGTTCCAGACCTTCAAATATCCTCAGTTACACAAACTTATGATGACTGTTATTGGGATGATACCGCAAGCACATATAAGCGTATTGTTGACGATATAACTTGCACTGATACTGGTAATTATGTACGCCAATGGAGCCGCCATCCAATATGGTGTTCTCGTGATTTCCTAACCAATAGCAGGTATGGCCTTGGAGAGTATATCGGAGCTTCGGATTTCGATACTACTGCGGCTGTAATCGAAGCAAGGTATAGCTGGGAGATGGTAACTGATTTTGATAGCGGAACTGAGCACAGGTTTGAGATGGATTTGCCTATATCCAGATTTATGAGTGCGCCTTCTGCCAAACAAATGCTATCAAGATGTTTTAGAGGGAATGTTATATGGAGCAATGGTAAATATAAACCAGTAATAGATAGAGCAAGAACATCTATACAGCTTTTTAATGAAAGCAATATTTATCCAGAAACGCTGAAGACAACTTATTTGAAAGCAAGCGAGATACCTAACTTTGTTGAAGTCCAACATGCCGATCCTGATAGAAGCTACACTATCAATACTATAGAGGTTGTCGATGAAGATGAATGGACATCCACTAAACCGTTAAGGCAACAAACTATAAATGCAATAGGGACTGTAAGAGCATCAGAAGCGTTAAGAACAGGCCGTTACTATTTAAGCTGTGGGCAGGAAGTTACAAAAGTCCACGAATTTGATTGCGATTTAGACGCAGTTAATTGCGAACCAGGCGATCAAGTACAAGTCCAGAACGATTTACTTGCTTGGGGCGTTGGTGGCAGAGTTATAGAGGCTACCAGTTCTTCTGTAACAACCAATATTGATATTACCTATACCGCAGCTTATACTATTCGTGTAAGATTATCTGACGGTACGCTGGAAACTAAAACGGTTACATCTGTTTCAAATAATAACCGAACAATAAATATCTCAGGAACTTTCACTTCTACGCCTATTGTAGATTCAGTATTCTCCTATGGCGCAACAGGTGTTGACAGTAAGCCTTTTAAAGTCAAGACAATGACATTAAAAGACCACAATAAATGCAGCCTGATATTAGCAGAAGAAAGCGCAAACAAATATTTAGACACTACGGGCGTATCTTTACCCGACCCAAAATATACAACACTTCCGAATCCAGCTGCTTCACCTGATAATGTAACTGATTTAGATTTATCTGAGATGTCAAATAAACCTGGTTTTTATATCTCTTTTAATATTCCGCAAGCAGACACAGCGTTCAGTTATGCCGATGTACATTTAAGTATGGATAACGAAAAGTGGTGGCCGTATCAAACTGGAATTACAGTAAACAGTAATATAGAAGTTCTTGGTACAAAACCTGGCCAAATATATTATGTGAAAGTGATAGCATATAACAGGCTTGGCTTGGCTAATCTTTCTCCGGTTACCGATAATATTACTATTACCGATGTGAATTTTATACCGCCTGATATAAACGGGTTAAGATTGGATGGAGAAGCAACCCTTAATGCAACTGAGTTCACTAAAAAAGATGCTAAGTTTGTATGGCGTAAAGGAAGCTTAACTTCTGGTGCAGGGCATTTACCAGCAGGGCAAGAAACTCTTGGAGCTGGAGAATGGTATGATGATGTTTATTATAAATATTGGGTTGAGATATATGTTGGCGGTACACAGGTTCGCAAAGAGATTGTCGCTGATAATGCCTATGTGTATACTTTTGAAAAGAATTTGGCTGATAATGGGACTGCCTCAAACTCGTTCACTATAAAAGTATGGGGCTTTAATGAAGCCGCAAATAAGAAATCAAAGAATCCAGCTACGCTGGCAGTAACAAATCCTCCTCCAGCGGCTCCAACAGGCTTGGTAGCAAATTCGTGGTGGGAAGCAATAAAATTCTGGTGGGATAGAAATACAGAAATTGATTTTTCTTATTATTATTATCGAATAAAGATTGAATCTGATGCGTGGTCTTCTTGGGTTTCGACTACCGATAATAATGTATTCAGAAACCTTACAGATGCAGAGCAGGCAGCACATGGGTCACGAGCTGTTATCTATTTTGAGATTGTAGCATACGATACCTTCAGAAGTGCCTCTACCACAAATTCCATAGATAATACAACGGCTGGCTTAGAGATTGCAACCTCGGATATAGAGGATTTTGCTGTAAACGCCGCTAAACTTAATGCCAATACGATTTTTGTGGATAATGATACTTGGACTGACAGTTCTCCAACGGCTGGCTCAGTTGCCTGGAATGAACATAATGTTTATTACGGTGGGGTTGCTTATACCATCTCTTCTGGAGATACGGCTTTAAAATATATTTATTGGGTGAATGGAAATAGCTTCTACACTATATCAGATACAAACCCAACTTTAGGTGTTGGCGATTTTATGATAGCCACCAACATTAGCGGAGTCCACGATGTTGCTTGGAATGCTTTGGCGGCTCAGGTTATTAGTGAAACCTATATTCAAAACGAAGCAATTAGTTATCTTAGTTTAGCAGACCAGGCGGTTATAACTGCTAAGATAGCCGATTTGGCGGTCTCAACTGGCAAGATAGCTAATCTATCGGTGGATGCTGGCAAGATAGTTGATAAGGCAGTACAAACTGCTAAATTAGATGATTTGGCGGTAAATGCTGGCAAGATAGCTGGAGAGGCTGTAGAGACGGCTAAAATAAAGTTATTGGCTGTAACAGAAGCTCAAATAGGAGCTTTAGCCGTGACAACTGCCAAAATAAATAACTTGGCTGTGGATGCTGCTAAGATAGGTGCATTAGCAGTTACCAATGCTAAGATAGATAATCTGGCTGTGACGGTTGGTAAGATAGGCGCATTAGCAGTGACAACTGCCAAGATAGACGCTTTGGCCGTGACAGCGGCCAAGATAGGTGCGTTAGCCGTGACAACTGCCAAAATAAATAACTTGGCTGTTCAGACAGCACATATTGAGAATTTGGCAGTTCAGACAGCAAAAATTAACGACCTTGCAGTAACTACAGGC